TACCCGTCATTGCGAAGCACGGCAGTGCTGAAGCAATCTTAAAGAATAGAGACTGAGGTTGCTTCGCCTCGCCAAGTCGGGGCTCGTAACGATGTAACGGAAGGGACTCGGATGAGTGAGCTAAAGAGTGCCTGGGAAGTCGCTCGAGAGAGAGCCAGTAGATTGGGCAAGCTGTCAGCCGAGGAAAAGGAACAGCAAGAAACACAAAGGTATCGCCAGGTGGGTCAGATGCTGGCACAGAAATGGATGGACAGTTCCCAAAGACTGGATGTGGCTGCGGAGCTGAGCAAACACGAAGAAAAGGGAAGAGAGATAATAAAGCAGGCCGTAATCGAGCACCTCATAGAGGCCATGGGGTTTGCCGATACCCAGGCCATAAATAGCGTGAAGAGGGTAATCGAGGCGATAGGCAGCTTAAAGCCTGAATTGCAGCCCAAGGCAGAAGAAATGGGCCAGCTTGTTGAAGAATATGAATTGGCAGAACAAAAGATAAGGCAGGAACAAGAAAGCAACTACAGGGAAACCCTGCACCAGTTGAGAATCTCAGGAACAGCAGTAGACGCCATCAATATCGAAGATAACCCGCAATGGCAACTAGCTCGACAGGGGCTAGTTGAGTCTCTTGCCCCGAGACTCAATACTTTGAAGCAAGCATTAGTTGGCTAAAACGAGAAACAAGTCACGGGGCTCCCAGTGTGAGGGTCTGCTCGTACTGGCCCTTGCGCCGATCGTAGTCGGTCTGGATTCCCAGGACTCTGTACTTCTCCTGGTCGATCCCGCAGCGCTTGTCGGTGACGGTGACGACGTCGTAGAGCTCCTGGTCGACGTTGGTGGGGACGGTGATTTGATCCCCCGTGCTCTCTAGAGTCTCATGCCTGAGTAGTGCGTCGGCCCTCTTGGCCGCCTGGTCGGTTTCCTCCAGGTTGGCGTCGTACTGCATGCGGAGGTTGTCGATGCCCAGGGATAGGAGATCCCAGTTGAAAGCTGCCTCCCGGACGTGGACGGGGGGTTCGTCCTCGGTATCTCCGCTGACCTGGGTGTGGGTGGTAGTGAGGAGTGTGCCGTAGGCGCCGGCGTAGATCGGGTGCTCTCCTGGGGTGTTCTCGTAGTCGTAGCACGATGCCTCGTTGGCCAGCAAGTCTTTGACGAAGCAGAGGTCCCTCCTGGGGACGAGGCCGTCGGTGACGAAGCTCAAGAGTCTCCGGAGCTGGGTGTCGGCGATGGTGCCCCCCCTCGATAGGAACTTGGGGTAGTAGTTGTTCATGGGGTCGCTCTGGCTGACGGCGCCGTTGTTCCAGAGTCGGATCCCCAGCCTGCCGAGGAGTTGGTAGAGGATCTGCCAGACCCGGGCCGGCTCGAATGAGGTGTAATTCCAGCGCAGGGAGTATCGGGCTGCCCAGGCGCCGGCGAGGCCCCAGAGGTCGAGGCAGCGGATGGTAAACACTGACCGGTTGCGGTCGGAGCCGTAGTGCCAGGAATCTATCCAGTAGGTGAGGTTGGGGAGGGATTCGTTTCCCTGGGTGGTCTTATAGCCGAGCCTGAGCCGAATTTCGGCTCTGAAGCGGAGCGATGCGAGGGACCCCTCGCCAGGCGAGGCGAAGTATCCTTTTGAGTTGTCCAGGGTGATGGTGAGGAAACCTGGCGCCTGGTGGCCAACGACCTGATGGAGCTGCAGGATGAAGGGAGTCAAGTCGAGGGGATCGGCGGCGGGGCGGGGTGCTCTCCAGACTCCGTCGGGCGTCTCCATCCAGAAGTAGCCGGCGGTGCTCTGCAGCCTGACGCCGTAGGCTGAGGCGATGGATATGAAGAAGCGTGGCTCGGTCACAGTAGCATCGGACCAGGACGTGTCTTTGACCAGGTGAGATAAGAGGGGACGGGTATAGGCGGTAACTCCTGAGTAATCTTCGACAACGGTGAGTTGCAGGGTCTCGTAGGGGTCGCCCGCCTGCGTTAAAACTTCGGCGGGTACATGACAGTCTGGATATCGGAAGGCCGTGACGACGTCCCCGTCGGCACTGAGGAGAATGTGCAGGGCGGTGAAGCTATAGGTGGTGGTGAGCTTGGTGGCATAGAGGGAGTAGGTGATTATTGTGGTACCGCCGTCGGTGTCCTTCCCGGCCAGGACGATGGGGAACTCTCCCGCCTGGTAAGTGGCCCCTATGCCGTAGGTCGTATCCAGGCCGTGGTTGTAGTAGTACTCGGTGGTGGCCTGGTCCGTAGAGTCCAGGACGACTGCGCTGATCTTGACCAGGGTGGCGGCGAAGCAGACCACGGTGGTGGTAGTGCCCTTCCAGCAAGCGGCAAGGGAGAGGGCGCCGGTAAGGGCGAGGAGCTCAGCGTTGGTCCAGTCCTGGCCATAGTTATGGGAGTAGTACTTCCGTAGGGTGTCGTCGGTCTTGCGGTAGAAAACGTAGACTTTAGTACCATAACCGGCTATGGCGCAGGGGCCGGCGCAGTCCGTGGCGATCTCCGTCCACTGGGTATAGTCTGAGCTGGGCCCAGGGTTGGCCACCTTCTGGTAGTAGAGCTTGTCTGCGGAGGCTGCCCGGATGCGGTGCATTGAGCCCTGGCCATCGAAAGCGATGCCATGATGGTTGTCTGGCTCCGTTCCGTCGTAAAGCCTGGTCCAGGTGAGCCTCTTGATTCCCTGCTCATAGTCGTAGACCTTAGCCTCGACGTAGGGGAGGCGGTGCGGCTTCTTCTGGGCGGCCGCAAGGGTGGGGGTGAGGAAGTAGACCGTGGCTGAGGCGGCCATGGTCCCTATCCCGGACATGGTCCCTGAGCCGTAATGGACTCCGCCGGTGGTCACTGTGCCTATTGCGGCGAGCGCCCCCTCTCCTAGTAGGGTGGCCTTTCCCCCCAGGGTGAGTCTTCCCAGGGCGGTCAGGCTGCCGGCGCCGGCCATGGTGGCCGAGGCTCCCCTGGTGATGTGGGCTGCCGCTGCCAGGGTGCCCTCTCCGGAGAGAGTGGCTGCCGCCATCTTGAAGACTGCTCCGCTGGCTACGAGTGCTCCCGTTCCTGCCAGGGTGGCTGAGGCGTGGTGAAGGTAGCTGCCGGCTGCAGCTAGGGCGCCTGTTCCTGAGAGGGTGGCCAGGCCTGTGTGGGTGACACGGGCTATTGCCGCCAGGGCGCCGGTGCCCGACATGGTAGCTGAGACGTAGTGGGTTGTTCCGCCCAGGGGCTCTTCGGCAATGTAGTCGATAAACTGCTTATTGGCTAAATCGCAGTAACCGTCAATGCCGACGTAATTCAGGCCGGAAGTCCAGTTTCCCCCAAGCCCGGCGTACCAGGAGGTCCAGGTGCCGCCGTCGACTCTTACACGGTATTTGTAGTCGGGGGAGCTTCGCCACTCTATCTCAATGCAGTAGTACTGGTCGTCATTGTATGTTTGGATGTTTACAAAACCGGTCGCGCCGTCGTACAGCTTGATGTAACCATCTTGATAAAAGGCAAGGATGAGACAGGGACTTCCCCACAGGCCGTAGGTGCAGCGGAATTGGATGTTTCGATTCGCAGCCCAAGAGGCGTGGCTTTTCATCAGGCCATAAAAAGTAATTTTGCCAGCGGTTCGGGCGGTTCCTGCCTTTCCATTTATGTGGTCTCCCGCTGTCCCATTATCGATGGCCTTGGCGCCTTCTTTAACTGTTGTTCCCTGGACATTCAGGCTGCCGGTGCTCTCGTATTGCACCCAGCTTCCTTGTCCTACGAGGTTTCCGTTGTTATAGCTATTGAAATTGTCTGCGAGAATCGTAGCCATTTGTCAGTGCCTCTCAGTCGGCAGCCAGGCCTCCTATCGTCCGGGGCGCTATCGCTTAGTCTACTGTTACGTCAAGCTCGTTCTGGTTGAACTTGAAGGTGTCTCCGTTGTTGACCGTCTTCGGTGCGTCCAGAGCCGTGTGCATAAGCATGTTGCCGCCGCTGACTGCGTCGTACAGGGCGCAGTGGGTGACCGTGCCCCAGTCCGCCGTGGCCTGCGGGAAGGTGATATCGGCATTATTGGAGCTGGCACCTCCCGAGGCTGCGGTGAGCGTGACGGCCTGCCTGGCGTAGGACCCACCGGTGACCTCTGTGCCTCCGCCGGCGTCGGTGGTGGCGGTGGTAAACAGGGCGACGTAGACGGTGGCGGGGGGCGTGTAGGCCTGGTTGCGGAGCAGATGGTCAATGATCTTGTTCTCCAGGAAGTCAGTGAATTCAGCCATTTGTTTCCTCCTATATTAGTTCGTTGAGTTGCTTGGGTTTGTTGAGTTCATCGTTTTGCATCAGAATAGCGTCACTTTGATGACACAACCGGTAGTGATCCAGCCCAGGATCCCCGCGGCCCGACCGAACATGTAGTAGTGATACTCGTGGAGCGGGTTACCGTTGGCCTGGTAGTCGGAGGGCATGTCCCAGCGTGGCTTCCAGGGACAGACCACCTCGCAGATACCTATGAGGAAGGCGTGGCCTTCCTGGCCCGAGGAGAAGATCCCTTCCGGGCCGAAGGTCTTGCGCCAGAAGTCCAGGAAGGTCATGTGTTGGTGCCTTGCCCGGGCTTGGTGGTGTCGTAGATGCTGGCGACCACCTTCTTGGCCAGCTTTTCGGCCAGGCTGTCGGAGGCCTCGGAGTTGTTAGACCGCAGGTGCGTCACGGTCCTTTCGGCAAACCACCAGGTTATGCAGGGGATGGCCAGGGCCAGGAACCACTGAGGGACATCGATCCCCTCAATGACGGCCTGGGCAATGACGGCAGCGAAGATGATGGTGACCGCCGGCCTGGCCACGGCCCGGAACATCGCCGTGAAGACTTCGACCAGGGTGGGCGCCTTGGGCTTTTCGTTCTGTGCCATGTTTACTCCTTACAGTATGCGCCCCCGCCTGCCGAGGTCGTACGGCGGGCAGGTGGGAGGCTCAAGGGAGCCCCTCGGTCGCTGTTTGCGACTCGTTGTACTCCCAGGGTTCGTTGACTCCCTTGTTTTCATAACTCCCCCGTCCCCTCTTACCTTAGGAGGGGAAATAGTTGGCATACGCCAACAATTAAGTAAGAGCTCCCAAAGTGTCGGGCACCGGCTTTTTGGCTGCCTCATAATGGGCTGCCAGGTGTCTGGCGGCCTTGATGATGTCCTCGGCCGAGGCCTTGACTCTCTCCCCCCGATATCCACCAGGACTCAAGGCTGCCACTGCGGCCGGCATTCTGTCCCAGTCCACGGTCTTCTCCAGGTCGAGACGTCCTCTGCTCCGGAGAATGGCTTTGGTGTGATGGGGTAGTTTCCACGTCTCGGGGTTCTGGGGATCCTCAACTATGGCGAAGGCCTCTCTGGGCAGTCCCTCTTTGGTGAGCTCCTTCTCAAGCGCTTCCTTGACTTTGGTCATCTTCCTGATTGCTCCTTTCAGTTTGTTCATGCGTCCTCACTCGTCTGTGTAGAGCTGGCGGCCAGTTACCCGGCTGGCTGGTGGTACTTTCCTGAGCAGCTGGTCGTATCTCTTCAGCCTCTCTACACCCCAGGCCTTGTAACTGATTGTGCCATAGTGTCCAGCAATAAAGGCCCTGTCTACTGTGTTGGCCGAGGCTGACATGGCTAGGTAGCCTGTCGCGCCGAGGACAATAATCTCGTCGTGCTCTGGGGGGATGGTGGTAGAGTCTCCGTCCAGGGTGTGGCCCTTCTGCCATCTCACCCTGGCGTCCGTGCCGTCTCCCTCGTCCTGCATGTAGAGATGGCCAGCCCAGTACTCTGTGCGCTGCAGGGATCTGGGGGACTCGTCCAGCGGAAACTCCACGGACTCGACTTTTACAAGTCCTGTTAAAGTGGAAATATCGAGCTCTGTGTCTCCGTCGGTGGTAGCGATATCGTCCTGCTGCTGTATAGGGGCGTAGGCTGAGTACTCCAGTACTACCCTGTCGATGGCGCCGTCGACCTCGTTGTCCGTCCAGCGGTAGTTGGCCGCGTCGGTGTCCTGGAGATCCTCCCTGACCCTGGCTCTCATTTCAGTTAGGTTCATCTAAGTTCCTTGAGTTTGTTGAGTTGCTTGAGCTCTTTGAGTCTATTGGGTTTGTTGTGTTTCAACTCTAGGAACTCAAGCAACTCCATGAACTCGTTTCAGGCTCTTACTCCCGTGAGCATGGCGCACTTCACATAGGAGAAGTCGGCCACGCTGACGTACCACTTTATCCGGGTACGTGAAGCGTCCTTGGTCTCCAGGGACCCCAGGCGCTCGATCTGCAGCATCTCGGGGCTGGTCAGGCCGGCCACGGCGCCCTCTCCCATGAGGAAGGCGAAGATGGCGGAGCAGTCCCCGGATGAGCCGACGGAGTAGTTGTCCTTGACCCAGTCGGAGACGGCCACTGGTATGCCGTTGAAGTACTCGACCATGTCGCCGGCTTTGCCTTCTCCGATCAAGAGGTTCTGGCCAGCGGCCCGGCACAGAGCGACGATCTTCCTGCGGGTCCTTCTGCTCATCAAGAGCAGGTCGGGCTTGGCTCCTCTGACCAGGTCAACGAGGGAGTCGATCTTGTCCAGGGCCAGGGTGGCCCCGTTGGCGCCGGAGCCCAGGTGGCATCCGAATCGGGCCGTCCACACTACGGTGGCGTCGGCGGTGGTGCCGCCTTCCACGATCGACCAGGTGGGGGCTGAGGCCCCCGACGTGCCGGCAGTGGTGCACTCGTATCGAAAGCCGTTCTCCAGGCCGGCCGTGGGCACGACGACGTCTCCCAGGGCGTAGGCCGTGAGGGCTACCCAGGCGGTGCCCTTCATGATGGTATAGAGGCCGGAGGGCTGCTCACTGGTGCCTGTGCCATTGAGGAAGACATTCTCAAACTCGTGCCTGACGGACTTGGCGGCCAGCTCTATACAGGCCGCCTCCAGGTCCTGGACATTTGACCTGGTGGATTTGAGGAAGTTGTCCACGTCGGCGTCCACTCCCAGTACGGACAGGGATGCGGTGACCTGCTCAAACGTGGGCGGGCTGGCGGCCCAGGTGCCGGTGACCGGTGCATACCAGGCGGCGGTGGGGAGGGTCTTCTCCCGATTGTACTTCAGGCTATTGCCTGTGATTTGAATGAAGGGGAGCTTCTGCAGGATGGGGCTCTCCTTGACGATGGTCTCGATGATACCCTTCACCAGGATATCGGTCGACAGTTTAGATGCTTCGGCTAAGGTTATTGACATGGTTCCTCCTTAACTAAATCCAGAGTTCAAATGACAAATTTGGACTTTGAGCTTTGGGCTTTGAGCTTTACTGTGTTCCTCCTTTTTGCTGTATTCCAGCGGCGATCTTCTCCCTGGGGGATAGTCCCTCAAGGGAGATCCCTCCCCTGGTGGGAGCTCCGGCCGGGACCCTGGTCTCCTTGGCCTGGGCTTCGAGGGTGGCCTTGACGGCGGTGGCGATGGATAAGGCCTTGGCTACTGAGGCGTCGATCTCGTCGATGCTGGCGCCGGTGATGACGTCGCCAGGTATGGTCGGGTTGGCGAGCTTAACGGCGCCCAGGTACTTGGCCACGGCCTTGGTGTGGGCGTCCTTGGCCTGGGTGAGTTCGGTGGCTGCCGTCTCGGCTGCCTGCTGCACTACGGAGACGGAGGCCTGTAGCTCGGTGATGCGCTTGTCCCTCTCGGCGAGGGCTGCCTCGATGGCTGCCTTCGCTTTCTTCTCCTCGTCGAGCTGGGCCTTGATGGAGGCCAGGTCTTCGGCGGTTGGTGCTCCGTTGGACTCCGGCGCTGCTGCCGGTGTCTGCTCGGGTTCTTTCTTTTCTTCTGGTGGCATATTCCTCCTTGCTTTCAGCTATCAGCTATCGGCTGACGGCTGTGAGCTTATCATTCAGGCACTTCCATCTCTGCGGCAATCGCTCTCTCTCTCGCTCCGCCGCGTGTGGACTGTGCCCTGAACTCCTTGTTCATTTCCAGGATCTTCTTTCTCTCTTCAAGCCAGCGAGCGAACTCCTGGTCGGGGTCCTGGACCCCCATTTCGTCCATGGCCGTCCTTCTGCTGTGGACTCC